GAACCCTTCACCACGGGACACCGACACAAACCCATCCATAGAACGAACCAAATCACGTTCCTGTTCAACAGTTAACCATTCACGATGAATCACCACATTTGGGTAATCCAAGTTCTTTGGCGCAGACAGGTGAGGTGGCACAATCTTGATATGCAGTTCAGCGTCAGGTAGTTGCAACTTGTTGAACACTTCCAGTACCACATCTAAGCCTTTGCGATACCACTCTGAACCGCCGCACATGATCCGGAACTTGCCATCAGGTTTATCTTCAGATGGACACCAAACTGTACGGTCAACACCCAACGGGATCATATGAACATTGTCGTGGAACTGTGAGAACAAATCATAGTTGTGCATAGATGGCACAATGATCGTTTCTATCAGCGGGATATATTCATAAAACTGTGGTGGCAACCAGTTTGTTTCCCACATGGTTAACACCGATACACGCTGGTCATCAAACCACCCTGCAATCAGGTTAGGTCGTAACGCGAACATTACAGTTTCGGCGCGATCATCAAGTGTTACCTTTTCAGATAACGCTGTCTTCAATCCTTGCACCATTTTCCCGTAACCAATATGCGGGATGTTTACACCTTCAACACTTAAAAGTCGGGAAGTATCCCTGATTCTGCCTGCCATTTTTCTGTTGCTCTCGATTCCACGTTTGCAGCACCATCAATTTTTCTTGGTTGGATACCGTCTTGACGCAACCGTTTGTATGCGTCTAAGTCCTTTTCTAGCACACGATCCTTCTGTGCGATGGTTGCTGACCGTGAAGAACCTGTACGGGTAGGCATAAGTTCTGCGCTGAATCCGACTGCTGACACCTTGCATCCGAAACAACCCTCAACATCCAGGTCAGGATGTGTCTCTTGATGTTTAATCACGTTATGTAACTCCCATATCCTGCTGCTGTTAACGATGCTACCTCAGTAGCATCCACCTCAATGTCATGCCCACCGTAGTACACCTTGATCACTGTTGACATGTTAGACGGTTGGTTCTCTGTGTATGACAGGTCGGTTAACTGAAACACGTTGCGACCACGCGCTGTCGGTTGGCGATGTCGAGCCAGCCTGTTAGCAAGACGCTGTTCCTCGGATAGACGGTTTCCTTTGATGTCAAAGTCAGCCAATACTGGGGTCACGAAGTTGTCGGTTGGTGTACGAAATATAGCCATCAGGTAATACTTGCTCCGAATCCGTCTGCTGTGAGTTCTTCTACTTCTGCTGCTGTCAAGAAGTGGTCACGCCCACCATACCAAACTTTCTTTACTTGACCTAGATCACGTTGGTCAACAATGGTGTAACTGTTATCGGTCAACTTGTAAAGGTTTCTTGCTCGAACATTACTTTTAATGTAAGACCCCAAACGGTTTGCCCCATCAAAATCGTTGAAGAATCCGCCAACATACTGGTAGGTGTATGGGACACGGAAGATGCGTGACTTCACCCAGTCAGCGGTATCGGTTCCTGTGCCGGAACCTGTGGCTGAACGGAAGTATGCGACACCACCAAGACTGACCGAAGTTCCTTCGCCTGAACCTGTGGCTGTACGAATGTTGATAACAAGATCAACACCGTCACCCGAACCAACACCTGAACCTGTAGCAACACGGATAGGGATACGAATGAACGTGACTACAGAATCCCCTGTACCGCTTCCCTGAGCCGTTCTAACAGGGGTTGTCTTGCCGACAGTAGTATCGGAGCCAATACCGCTACCTGAAGCTGTACGAGGCGCGATATGCAACCCTGTGGAATCCATAGTTCCAACACCAGAACCCGTAGCAGTACGAATCCGTAAAGATATTGCTACCGCAGCAGCATCACCAATACCACTACCCGTAGCAGACCTTGCGCGTAGCACCTGTGCGACAGACGACGCAGTACCCAACCCTGACGCTGTAGCCGTAACAACAACAGCTTTCGCACCGCTAGCAATTTGAGTACCAACACCACTACCAGTAGCCGTGCGTATGGCATTAACATACCCGTACCGATAAAACGGATGAGTGTTCCTAAACGGTTCTGTAAACCCCGCAACAGCAGTTATAGCCACTAGGGGCTACCTACCTAATCGAGTGACAGCGTGAGCGAAGTGATCTGAAAAGTATCGCCAGCAGTCACAGCCGCCGAAGACGACAACGCACCAGTCCACAAACAGTTACCAGCAGTAGAAGCATCCCACATAGACCAATGGCTGTACGTTTCCGTAGCAGCAACGTTAGTCCACTCCAAAGTTGCTGAAGTAGCAATCGAACCCGAAGCAGCAGTAGCCCACGCAGCAACCTTACGAGTTGTCTCAGTAGCAGCCGAAGAAGTACCAGCCTCACCAGCATCAGCAGTATGCAACTTCACATAAACATTCGTCGGAATAGTCCACGCAGTCTTACCAGTCGTGTGTTCCAGAATCTTCAATTCTGCATAGTTAGAAATAGACATACAAACCTTTCGACAAAAACATCATACACCAAACAAAAAAGTGGGGCGGCCGAGGTCGAGGGGAACCAGGGCCGCCCCACACTTTGGGGTAACTAACGCAACTTATTAGGAAGCGTTTGCACCAATGCTTGATGCGCCTTCAATACGACGCAACGAGGCTTCGCGGAAGCGACCGTAGCCACCCAACCAGTACCAACCGATTGGATTGAAACGGAGCAAACTGTCCACGACAGGACCACGAACAACCTTAGGAACAACACCGTTGCCATCGATTGCTGAGTAAGCCTTAGCCAAAGCCTGACGACCCATAATCAAAGTGCTGTAAACGTCAATCGTTCCAGTTGTGCTGGTACCGTTTGATGCGTTGGCATTCAATGGTGCGCGTGGTGTCTCAATGAAACGAACCGACTCAAAAGTGCCGATTTCGCCATTGTAGATACCTGCTGTGTCCACGTTAACGTGAGGTGCGTTCCATGCAGCGTTACCGGTTTCACGACGAAGATCGTATGAAACGTCTGGGTGAATGTAACCCATGTAGTAGCCGTTGAATGTTGCAACGTTTGCTGAACGCAAAGCTGCTGTCTGCTTGCGAACATCGTTTGCAGTCAAAATTGCGTCAACCTTAACCGACTCACGGCTTGTTGGAACTGCTGCGCCACCCGTAGCGTAAGCCACGTTTGTGCCTGCACCCAAAACTGCTTGAACAACTGTGTCAATCGAAAGACCAGCGTTGTAGCCAATCAAGTTTGCGGCAGTTGCATCAACATCAAGGAACGCTGTTCCACGAAGTTTTGCAGTTGTCTGAACGGTGTTACCGTATTCAGCAAGAGTTACAGTTACTTGGCTGTCACCCATTGTTGCAGGGGTGAGGTCCGAAGTTTCGGTGAGTGTTGAGGTAGCTGCTGCCAATTCGGAGAAGATCGTGAAGATCACCGAAGAACCAGGCATAGCCTGATTGGTTGCTTGGACATCTGCTGCTTGGTCAAACAACAGTTCTGAACGGAGAGCGAAATACGCTAACCGGTCGTACGCCGCCTGGTCGACACTGAGTGAACTTGCTTGTGTAATTGCCACTATGTTTCCTTTGGGGTAGCCCCAGAAGGTAGTGCGCCTACTGGAGAGTGATTAGTACTTTTCTGCTTCTGCTCTAGCCTGAGCCATTAAAGCCATCACTTCTTCTGCGGATTTAGCGTTGTTGAAACGCTGCACATAATCAACCGGTGCATCACTTGTCTCGCCTGCACGACTGGCCTGAGCCACCCGATTCCATGCCTGCTGTTCGGCAGCCACTTCTTTTTTCTGTGAAGGTATGAGACTTGCTTCTTCGGCTGCTGCACGGATCGCTTCGGCTGTTAGCTCACCGTCGTAGCCTTTAACGAAATATTTGGCTGCTGCTGAATCAGGATCAACTCCTGCTTTAACAAACGCCAACTCTCGTTGGGCTGCTTCGGCTTCTTTGGCTTTCGCCTCAAACGCCTTGACCTGTTGCTCCAATTCACGCATTCTGGCGCGTACTGGATCTTTCCGTGCTGCTTGGTCTTGTGCTTCATCCTCAAACTCGAAGTCTGACTCTGACATGACCCACTCCTTCTGCCCACACTCTGACCGGAGGGTTCAGAATGGCTGCAAATCTCACCCCTTTTAACGCATCGAAGACGGGGGGCTTCCGATGGGTGTTCTGTTGAACTCTCTCAGTATACACACACCCACTGTCGGTGTGTCAAGTACCCTATTCGGCTGTGCCAACCGACAGTCTTGTTGCACCAGAGGTTTCACCTTGTGTCCGAGCAAACGAACCGCCACCAGCGAACTCACCTACACGGCGACGCTTACGTTTCTCTAGTTCTTGTGCGGCTGCAACATCGGTACCGAATTGTTGACCAATGATCTGTTCTTGGCTGAGGGCTGTTTCGCCACTGAGTTGTGTTGTCAGTTCACCAAGTTTGCCGATAGCGGTAAACCCTGTTTCGGCTTCTGTCTCGGTGATACCTCGACGAGCCAAGTCTTCTGCAAGGCCACCTGTGAGTTGGATACCTGCTAACTCTGATCCTCTGGCAGCGATCTTGGCTGCTTGTGCTTGACGTTTGTAGTCGGCTGCAACAAGCAACGGTTTCATACGGTTTGGGTCAATAAAGTATGCGGCAAGATCACCTTCGGCAACCCCGTACAGTTCACGCATTTGGCGTTTCACTTCAGGATCAGCGTCTTGCACAGCACGGTATCCTTCTTGGACACGGGACTGTAGTTCTGCTGGTGAAACCGATCCACCGATCATCGCATCAAAGTCGTCTTTGGAATCATAGAACGATACAGGCATACCGTTCGCAGACAGGGTTGCCCGATACTGGTCTTCCAACGCAATATAAGAAGCAGGGTCTAATTCATCAAACCCATTCTTGACTCGTTCTTTGTTGGCGGAAAACCGTTTCTGATATGCAGGCTGTTCACGGATAGCAAAGATAATTGCATCAGGGTTGTTGATGTTTACCGTTTCTTTAACAATAATTTCTTTGTAAACAAAATCTGCCAAATCACCTAAACCGTACGATGACAAAACGGCGTTAATGGTTGATTGGGCATTTCGTTGCCTTCTGAATGTTTCGGCTTCTGTCTGTTGAGTTTCACGTTCGTTGGCTAACCGTGTCGCCTTTTCTTCTGCTGTTTCGGTTGGTGTAACAACAGGGGCTTCACCTGGTGTGACAGCATCGGTTACAAAACTATTGCGATAATCGTATAGTGCATCGCTAGAGGCTTGTAGTTCGGCTTGCGATGGAACGTCAATCATTGGTCCAGGACCTGGACCAGTCCAGTTAGGGTCACGCATCATTACCATTATTTAACCTTTCCAAACGCCCGTGCCAAAGTCAAACCAATATCCGTAGCCTGCTGATTAGCCTGCTTCGTAAACTGCCAACCAAACGATTCATCCGACTTTAGTTTCGTAACCCAATCGCCTAAACCCATCTGACCCGACTCCTTCGTACCGAAAGCAGACTGCCACTTAGGGTCTTTCGTAAAATCTATTTGCGACTCATCCAGCTCTAACACATTCGCCGCATACCGTTTGTAGTTCTCAAAAATATCTGACAACGACAAACCGGCATCAATCTGATCTGACAAATGACCATACGCACCCTTTGCTGCTTTTTGTGCTTTCTGCAAAATAGACTCAGACGAAACAGCAACACCGTTATACATTCCACCAGTCAACGCAGCCTGAACCTCGGCATCCGAAACCATATATCCGTACCCGCGGGCAGATTGACGTATCGCATCAGCATCAGCACCCTGCAACACGTTAGTCACCATCTTCGTATCTGTCGCCATAGGAGCAGCAGCCGCACGACGAAACGCATACTGATACACAGCCTGCTTTAGTCCTGTGCCGGTCAGCCCTGATCGAGCAACCGTCTTTGATAGGTCGGCCAAATCGGTTTCAGACAAACCAACATCTGCGTATTCGCTAGTGATCAATCTGCGAGCATCAGCAACCATTGAGTCCTGCATGCTTGTGCGTTGAGTATCAAAAGAGTATTGCTTGTCCGTTATGGAATTAAAGTATTTGGTGTTTTTAAGTAAAGCCTTTATTTCCTCATCAGAGTATTCG